TGGTGCCCTGGATCATGCTGCCATTACCATTTACTGTGAGAGTGACGTCGCTCTTGCCCTGGTTGTATGATGTCGTTGTGTCCACCAGGATGGAGTTGGTGTTCGTTTTCCCGTTGCTGGCTGTAGCTCTAACGCCCACATATACGCCAGTTTTGTCGCTTTTCCATGTGCGGCTGCCAGTGTCTTCGATGTCTGCAGATGCAATAGTCACCGCAGCGGATCCGGCCCTCTGTCCTGCGCTGTACTGGCTCGAGGCATCGATCGTGGCCGTGACCAGAGGCTGGCCCACGTACCGGCTTGTGAATTGGACCGTGGTTTTATGCGAAGAGTCCCAGGTCGTGCCGCCGGTGTAGGAGAAACCGCCTGGCATTGATACGGTATACGTTTTGCCGTTGCTAGCCTTGACGATGCAGCGGCCACCGGATTCCCATCCACTGGATGAGAGCGTGACGCTGTCTTTGCCCTCCTGGACTGCAGCGGCCCTGTTAAAATTTACATTAGCCGTCCCGATAAACTTCGCGACTTCTTTCCCATCGATTGAGATGGTTTTTCCCATGCCGTAACCACTGCCAAGCGAAATGGCTTCTGTATTAACGACGTTGAAGTTGCCTGTCGTGCATTGCAATGTAGCGGTGCCGAAGTTGTTGGCATACGCGCTTTTCAGATCGGCAAACTCTGACTTCAGCCTATTGATTGAGACATAATCTTCAGCAATGACGTTGATTTTCTTTGCGTTTACATTGATAGAGCCCGCATTGACATCAATTCTTTTCGCGTTTGTCTGAATGAGATCCGCATTGGTCTGGATCGCCGTCGCATTTGTTTGGATGGCGTAGGCATTCGTTTCGATGAGCCCGGCATTCGTCCTGATGGCAGCAGCGTGGCTGTCGAGAATGCCTGCATGCGTTGTGATGTTCTGAGCATTCGCCCTGATATTGGTCGCATTGAGGTTGATGTTTTCACTGTTCGCATTGATTGCGTTATCAACGATTTCGAAATGCGAGGCCGTATTCTGCGACAGGTTAACGACATCCATGTCGATCCGGTCGGCCCGCTGTTTGATCTGGCTGAAACCCTTGTCAGCGTCTTCGCGGTTTTTTTCGACCTTGCTAGTGATCTGGTCCGCTCTGACATCAATTGATGCCATCTCGGAGCCCAAAGCCCCTTCACGTTTCGCGAACATGAAAATCCCGGAAGGATCCAACTCGATGCCCGCAGCACGCAGAAGCTCGCCCTGCTCGGTCAGGATCGTGTCCTGGGCATGCAGATCGACCGTGTTTTTTTGTACTTTTGTTTTAGTGTCTTCCAGGTCTTCGGCGGTTTTCTCGAGTTTTTCCTCGGTCTCCGCAGCCTCTTCGGCCATATCCTGCTGCGCCTGGCTCAGACTGGCCAGGGATCCGGCTGCGGAAAATGGTTTGTTGGCCAGATCGATGGTCACACGGTCCGGTGTATCCAGGACATCCGGATAGGTCACGACAATGATGCGCTCGTCCATGGTGATGCCCCTGGATGCGAAATTCACCCGGCACAGCTGGCCCAGGTCAAACATATCGAAGTTGTCACCGCTGAGCTTATACAGCTCATACCCGGAGATATCGATCTGCACAAAAGGATTGCCATGCTCACGGAAGAATCTGGCAGCATATGCATCCGCATCCGGCCAGTCGGTAGTCGTGATGCCGGCCGTCTTTTCGACGATGCCCCACCGGCTCTGGAGGGTCGCATCGTCGAAGGTTCTGTATGTCGTGCTGCTGCTGTCTCCGGATTCGTTCGTGATGCTCAGATACAGCCTCGTGCACAGGTCGCCGTCGTCCCAGGAGATCCGGCCATCCTCGACATTGCGGGAGAGGCGAAACTCCGAGCGGACGTTCGACGGCTTGGCCAGGAAATTGATCGTCCAGGGCCAGGTGGAAAAATCATAGGAGAAATAATAGTCTTTTTCTTTGTCCCGCAGTTTGTTGAGCAGGTCGTACAGCTTGGTGTATTTGATCTTGTCCTTGTAGGTCGTGGAGCATGCACAGGTGCCCAGCTGCCAGTATGTGCTTTTCTGCTTGGCCAGGACCGCCTGGATGTACTCGGTTGGTGTGCCGCTGAATTCTTGCTCGCCGTCGAATATCGAATCGCTCAGCACGTCAATCATGTGCTTGAGCTCATACGTGATGCCATTACCCAGCTCTTGGTTGATGGAGATCACTCTGAAGATGCCGGCGCTGCCGTGCTGCGTGTAGATCTCGACCATGGTATGCATGGCCAGGGATGCCGTTTTCTCAGGCAGGGTCATGGTTGCGTGGCTCGTGTCTTCCAGGGCCAGCGTCACGCTCAGCGCGGTGGGATCCAGGCGCCGTACCTCCTGGCGTGAGGCATCCAGCACCCGGGGCTTTCTGACTATCGTCCTCATGCCCACAGCCCCCTTACACTAAAGACCGCGTGCACCGGCTGATCCGTGCCGGATACCCGCAGCCGCGTGCCGGCGGTCCCAGGAATCACCAGCAGGTCGTCGGAGCTCGCCGCTGTCCTGCAGCTCAGTTTCTCCGCGCCGTTTCCGGTCAGCCGAAGCAGGCCGGTCTCGTCGTAGCGGATCGCGAATGTCTTATTTTTCGGGATGCTGAGCCCGGTGAAGGACATCGAAGTGCTCCCAGCCTGGACCGTCAGCGTGTTAAGCGCTGCCGTGCCTGAGTTGGTGATCGTGCACTCCACCAGGTCATAAGGTGCTGAGCCAGAGGGCTGCATGTCCACGTATGCGCTGCCGCCCGCTGCGGAGACATCCAGGTTGTACTTCTGCGGGTTGAGCGACTCCCAGAATGGCAAGGCCTTAGCTGCAAACTGGATGTCAATCGTTTGATTGATATCCCGGACGGCACCCAGGACAGGCCAGGATCTGGGGATGACCAGGAGCTTCCGGTCCGGACGATAGGACACGGTCAACTCTCCGCCGGCACGCATCCAGCTGCCGATCTGCTCGACCAGCTGCCCTCTGAGCGTCCGGTCGTACAGCTCACGGAGGATGATCTCCACGCTGATCGTCAGCTCGGTCCTGTCATCGGCCAGGATTCGCTCGCCCCAAAAGCCAGGTCTTTCGCCTGTGGTGGTGTCATACGTGGGCTGGTTTTCTGTGATGCCGTTTATTAAGATCTTCGGGGAGAGATCCCGAAGACGGTTATGATTGAGATAGATCTCTAAAGGCTGCCTGGTCATGGGATCACCTCCTCTGTTTGATCATGGCGCCAATCTGTGCATTAACGATTGGGGCCACCATCTGGCCGACGATCTGCTTGTCCATGACGATCGTTGCATTCATGGCACCCTCGCCGCCGGCGACGACCGGAGCCGCTCCAGCTGATGCCCTGGGTGCTGCACCGTGGTATGCATAGGCCGGTGCCGGCGTATTACCTGCGATCGACAGCACGTCATTGACTGCCGCCTGGACACGCTGCCGGCCATCGAGCAGACCGTTAACAAAGCCGGCATCGAAGTATCCGCCCAGGCCCTCGGCTACTTTGGACGGACTGTGGATCTTGAGCGTGGCTTTGATTTTGTCCACCGCCGCCTGGGCGACCTTCGCCGCTGCAGCTACAACCAGACTCTGACCGTCCGCGATACCATTAGCCAGGCCTGTGTCCATGTCCAGACCGATCTGATGGGTGATGGTACTCGGGCTGTGGCTGCCGGTTGTCTCTTTCAGCATGTCCACGGCTTCCTGACCCATCAGCTGGGACGCGTCCGTGACCAGGCTGGAGTTTTCACTGACACCTTCAGCCATGCCGGTATCGATGTCTGTACCGACTTGCTTGGCCTGGTCTGCCAGAGCTGTCTGCTGCTCAGTCAGGAAAGAGCCGATCGTCGTGATCAGCTCATTCATGAAATACTCGGTCTGCTGGCCTATGGCTTCGTTGGACTGCAGCCAGCCCTCAATGCCGCCATACTGGTCGAACATTTTAAAAGCGTCCGTGTCGGCCAGGCTGGGCATTTCTTTAAGCATGCCCTCGGTGTCCAGGTCTTTCCACAGCGAGATCGCCGTCTGCATATCTCCGGAAGTCAGCGCCTGGTTGAGGGTATCCATGGCCGTGGCCAGTGCTGAAACCTTTCCGGCTGCTTCTTCGTTGGCTGTGCCAAATTCCTCGGTCAGAGCAACATTTTTCTCATAATTCGCTTTGTTGGCAGCATCCTGGAGTGCCTGGATGCCGGCAGCGATCCCAAAGGCACCCGTAACCATCGCAGTCGTCGCGCCTGCCGTGGTTCCGAGTACTTTCCCGCCTACATCAAGTACCTTTTTGATCACCGGCGAGCCATTGGACTTTGGCTGCATGGTATTTGTAGCCGTTTCTGTGGCTGTTTCTACAGCATCACCATCGCCGCCCGCAGCCATCTCTTTGTATGCTTTGAGATTTGCCAGCGTTTTGACGTTGTTGATCAGCTGCAAGAACTTGAGGACGTCCTTGGCGACTTCCATGCCGGCGATCGCAGCGGCCACACCCTTTAACGTGCTGACGATGGTATCCCCGTTGTTACCGGCCCACTCGAGAGCGCTGGTCAGGCCTTCGATTGCCTTCTTTGCTTTGTCCAGGATATTGGCGAATGTGTCGCCATTTAACTCACCGGCAATCGATTTCACCAGACCAGAGAGTGCATCATTGAGTGCACTCATGGCCTCCTGGCCTTCTGCGGAATTAAGAAATTCCTGAAGCTTGCCGGTAGCGTCTCCGAGTAGATTAGCAACCTCAGTCAGAGCAGGCGCAAGATTGGCCCAGAAAGAATTCTGCAAAGAATCCCATCTGGATTCGAGCTGCATCTGAGCGTCATTGAGCTTGCCAAGTGCTTCAACCTGTTCCTGGGACACTGTGGCATTTTCCTTGGCCCATTCCATCTGTTCTTTATAGGCCTCAGATCCTGCTTCGATGATCGGATTAAACTGTTGCCACTGTTTGCCAAGCAATTCAACAGCCAGCCGGTTCCGCTCCACTTCGTCGGTGGTATTATGCAGAACATCAATTATGTCCCAGAAAATCTCTTCAGCAGATCTGAATTCAGGATTTGCGGCCTTGTAATTTGCACCGGCCTCGCGCGTGGCAATGCCCAAATCGTTCATTTTCTGCTCTGCATCAGCAATGTAATGAACGTCTTTTTTTGAATCTTTCTCGTGGTCGGCTATGCTTTTCTGGATCTCCGCTGCCCAGGAGTTTTGATCCTGGAAGATTCGAGTATACTCCTTCGAGATCGCACTAACATCAGTGTCTACGATTTTCGATGCGTGCTGCATCTGCTGGTATGTTTCAACATCCACACCCAGCCGGCTGGCTTCGGTGGCTACAGTATCAGCCCAGTTTCCGGATGCAGTACCGAGATCCCAAAGCTCTTTTGCAAATTCGCTTGCACGTTTAATGCCAGAAATCAGCTTCTGCTCGACGCTATCTATGGCATCGATAACACCCTGGAGCGATAAATTGATGCCCAGCCCGGCCAGTGCATCCGCAAATTTACTACCGGCATCCGCTGCGTCACCTGCTGCCTCGCCGAATTCTTCGGTGGGTTTGACTGCATCGCCTGCACTTTCGCCCTGCTTTTTGATCTGCTCGGATGTGGTTTTGGCTGCTGTTTCCAGGTTGTTAAGTTTGGTTTTGGCATTGTTCAGCGTGGTTTCCCATTGCTGATACTTGCGGTCGTTTTTGTCGACGCCATTGGCAGCCATATCCGCAAGTGCTTTTTCAGCAGCTGCGACAGCCTCTTTTTGTGCAGCAATCTGTTTCTGCAGGATCTCGGATTTTTTGGTCAGGTACTCCTGCGCGTCGCCGGTCTTTTTAAACTGGGACTCAGCCAATTTCAATTCGGAGTCAAGGACCTTAATCGAGTTTGCAGCCTCTTTCATCGCACTGCGATATTGCTGCTCGCCCTCCATCGACAGCCTTGTTTTAATCTCGTGTTTTGCCATTAGTCCTCACCTCCGTTATTTCCGAATTTTCGTTTGATACCATGTTGCTGGTCGTCATAGTCTCGCCGTGTGATGTAGCAGTCGCAGATCAGCCCGGGAGCCATGTGTTGCATCTCGGTATAACTGATGCCGGCGATCAGACCGTATGCCAGGATCGTCCGGTACAGTAGGCCGGTCTTCTTCCCTTCGGCCCTGTCCAGCTCTTCCAGGGTCACGTCCACAACTCTGCTGGCTTGGCCCTGGTTGTGATCCATGTGCATCCAGTCATCCAGGGTCATGAGCAAGTCAGCGCTTAACTGGATGATCTGTTTGAGCCCGATCTGCTGGGCCACCTCGACCTCGGACATGGGTGCCGGTGTGTCTTCGATCCTGGCCGCGTGCCGGATCATGATGTCAGCCAGCAGAAAGATGGTTTTCACGTCGGTCTCCTGCAGTTTGTCAGTCACTTCCTGCAGGGACCCGAGTTTCTCCTCGGTCTCCTCTAAGGCAGACAGAGGAAAAGCGAGCGCCACACGACGCTCGCCTATCTCTGAGTAGTGTTTTTTCATGCGGGATCACCCGCCGATCAGCCGCCCGAAGCGATGCCGGCCTTTGTATCGAGCCAGGCCTCCGCAGCTGCAGGAGTGTCGAAAGACTTGTAGCCCCAAAAGTGGATCTTGCCATCGCTGGAGTTGTTGACGCCCATGCCGGTGCCTGTGAGAGACGGGGTTTTCCAGTCGATATTCTCGCCCTTGGTCTCGGTTTCGTCGCCGTTCCGGGACAGCTGAACC